TTTCTTCAATGTATTCGCAGCAAATAGCCACAACGTCTAATTCGATTTGCTCGCCTGAGTCTTGCTCGTATTGCTCGAAATAATCAAACAGAGCATCAAGAGCCGTAAGGCTAAATTGTGATTCACGTCCTGCGTCTTTGAATGCTTGACGGAATGAGTAGCTGGTGATTGTTTGTTTCATGTTATCTATTCCTATAAAGGCCACAAAAGGCCGTCTATCGACTGGGCAAAATCGCCCCTTATGCGCCCCTTTGTAGAGACGCATAAAGGAAATTATACACTACTCGCCAAGTGGCTCGTTGTTGTCAGTTTGAAGGCACTTGATGCGCTGCCGCTACGGGCGAATTGTTGACGCATAGCAAGCCAATCGGTTTCCTTCATCACATTAATAAGGTCATCACACGTTAAGAGCGTATCTGTATCGTCAGTGTCTATGGCGTGTTGGAAGGTGTAGCGTAGCCCGTTGTCTCGTATGCTTCGGCGTGTAGCTTGATAGGTGTTGCGGTTCATGGTGTGCCTTTTAAGTGTGTGCCATGCGTTATTGCCTGACCTTATACCTATTGCAGGAAGTGTGCCAAGTGTAAATAAACAACAAAAAGGCACTTATCCACAGCCACAGAGGGTTATTCACAGCTTATGCCAAAGTTATACATATCCACAGCACTACTATGGTGCAAAGCGCACCAATATAGTGATTGTCGTGCACCAATTTGGAACACTCTGTGGATAACTATCGAGTTATGCACAGCTTATACATTCATAGTGTCTCATTGGTGGCTACTAGGTGTTTACCCCTACATAGTATCCCTTATATGGTGCATCATCGCCCCACACACTACTGACTTTGTAGTCATTAACAGATGCTAATGAGAACCATTCTCATCTACTACTGACCCATCAGTCATTAGTGACTCATCAGTCTACATTGTGACTCATCAGTCTATAAAGTTACTAACAGGTTATACACAGGGGGGAGGGCTTAGTAGGCTATGAAACTTTTACAGGGCCTTAATAGCCTTACAAAAAGCTAAAAAGGACTATAATTAGAGACTAGTAAACCACCAGTAAGCCCTTGATTCTATTAAAGAATAGACCAAAAAGGGCTGGATGTACAAAATGCACTCCCAAAGGGGAACTACAAAGACTAAAAAGCCTAGAACATCGCTAACAAAGTAAGTTATTTACAACAAACAGCTTGACATTTAGACAAAAGTGTGCTATAATATATGCTATAGTAAAAACTAAAGAGCAACTAAGATGTTTAAAGCCCTATGAAGGCTTTAAAGCAATGGTTTTTATAATTTATAAATAACAATAACGTTAAAGTCTTCATAGTACGCCAGTAGGCTCTAAAGACTTTAAAGGGTAAATGTCTCCTAAAAGGATAAAGACAAATGGAACAAACAAAAGTGATAGTCCCTAAAACAAGGGGCAAAGGTCGACCACCAAAAGCCGACCTCATAGCGGTTAAAGAAAGAAACAAGGGGAAGGTTGGTCGTCCTATTGGTGATGCTGGTCGTATCCAAGAGTTTAAGGAACGTCTCCTAGCAACAGGTGGAACCCGCATTCTCGACAAAATGATTTCAATAGCGCTCAACGATGACCACCCCGGTCAGATGGCAGCCATAAAACTTGCGGTCGATAGAGTTCTCCCGATGAGTTTGTTTGAAGCCTCTAAGAACGCTGGCAGCATCCCTCAAATCTCGATTAACATAACCGGATTGACATCCCCGACAGTAAGCACAGACGATGTGATAGACGTATGACAGCTCTAAACTTTGAATTGCTGAAATGGCAGCAAGAGGTGTTCAAGAGCACCATACGCTTTAAAATTGTAGCTGCTGGTCGCCGTTGTGGAAAAAGTAGGCTGTCAGCAATCACCCTGCTCATTGAGGCTCTGAACTGCCCGGAAGGGAGTGCAGTGATGTACATTGCCCCTACCATAGGCCAAGCTCGTACCATCATATGGGACTTGCTGCATGACCTTGGTCGGCAGGTAATCAAGTCTTCTCACGTAAACAACCTTGAGATAACACTAATCAATGGTCGGAAGATTCTTGTCCGAGGAGCAGACAACCCTGACTCCCTGCGTGGTGTGTCTCTGACCTACGCCGTTCTTGACGAATGTGCGTTTATTAAACAAGATGTGTGGGAGAAAATTGTTCGAGCTTCTTTGTCTGACAAAAAAGGACGAGCCTTGTTCATTTCCACACCAAGCGGAAGAAATTGGTTCTACGATGTCTACAAGCTAGGACGAGATGAGACAGACGAAGAATGGAAAAGCTGGCACTTCACCACTGAGGACAATGAAACCATTGACCCAAAGGAAATTGAAGCAGCCAAACGAACATTGAGTTCTTTCGCTTTTAAGCAAGAATATTTAAGTTCCTTCGATACAGCTGGAAGTGACATATTCAAGGAGAGCTGGTTTAAGACAGCCCCTGAGCCTAAAGAGGGTGCTTATGTCATGGCCTTTGACTTGGCTGGTTTCGAGGCTGTTGGTGCTTCCGTTAAGAAGCATTTAGACAGTACTGCCATTGCCATCGTCAAGGTGACGGACAATGGTGAATGGTGGGTACGCAAGATTGAGAGTGGTCGTTGGGACATCAAGGACACGGCTACAAGGCTCCTGAAGAACATTAAGGAGTATCAACCCATAGCTGTAGGCTGTGAGCGTGGAATGGCTAGAAACGCTGTTCTGCCCTACCTAACAGACTTCATGCGGAAGTACAACACCTACGCCCACATCCATGAACTCACCCACGGAAACAAGAAGAAAACAGACAGGGTGGTCTGGGCCTTACAAGGGCGCATGGAGCACGGCAAGGTGACTTTCAACGAAGACGAGGATTGGGAAGAATTCAAAGACCAGCTGGTGATGTTCCCCACTTCAGGCGTACACGATGACTTGGTTGATGCCTTGTCGTATGTTGACCAACTCGCCATTAGCACATACAACTCAGACTATGAGGAAGAAGAATATGAAACCTATGACATTACCGCAGGATATTAAACATGGCTACTAAACCTGAAATGCCTGAATGGGAACAGCCCTCAGACAACGATAAGGAACTAACCGATTGGGTGGTCTCTCATACCGACCGTTGGCGTGACTATCGTGACACGAATTTCATGTCCGATTGGGAGGAATACGAGCGTATCTTCCGTGGTCAGTGGGCTGCTGAAGACAAGACACGAGACAGCGAACGAAGCCGTATCATCTCCCCTGCAACACAGCAAGCCGTTGAAACACGCCATGCTGAAATTGTAGAAGCCATCTTCGGTCAAGGAGAGTTCTTTGACATTCAGGACGACCTGAAAGATGTGGACGGTAATCCAATGGATGTAGAGGCTCTGAAGGCTCTCCTGATGGAAGACTTCAAGCGGGACAAGATTAAGAAAAGCATTGACCACATTGAGTTGATGGCAGAGATTTATGGTACAGGCATTGGTGAAATTGTCATTAAAGAGACAAAACAGCTAAAGCCTTCCACTCAGCCTATCCCCGGTGCTATGGGAACTGCTGCTATTGGTGTTATCGAAGGAACACGCATGAGCGTGGCTCTGAAGCCAGTAAACCCCAAGAACTTCCTTATTGACCCCAATTCTGAAACCATTGAAGACGCAATGGGCTGTGCAATTGAGAAATATGTCTCTATTCACAAGATTGTCGAAGGCATGGAAAAAGGTATCTACCGCAAGGTAGACATTGGAACCACCTATGACGACACAGAGCTAGAGCCAACACAAGAGATGGTTCAGTTTCAGGACGACAAAGTAAAGGTGCTCACCTATTACGGCCTTGTCCCTAAAGAATATCTGATGAAGCTGGAAGAAGGCGAAGCAGAGGTAGTGGACTTGTTCCCCGAAGACTCTCTAGCTGACGACTACTCGGAGCTTGTAGAAGCCATCATCGTCATTGCGAACGACTCCTTACTCCTGAAGGCTGAAGAAAACCCCTACATGATGAAGGATAGGCCACTAGTAGCTTACCAAGACGACACAGTGCCGGGACGCTTCTATGGGCGTGGAACGGTTGAAAAAGCCTACAATATGCAGAAGGCTATTGATGGGCAGCTTCGTGCTCATATGGACTCTGTAGCCCTTACAACAGCCCCTATGATGGGTATGGATGCTACACGGCTTCCACGAGGTGCTAAGTTTGAAATTAAGCCCGGTAAGAGCTTCCTGACAAACGGCCCTCCTGCTGACATCTTGTTCCCCTTCCACTTCGGTCAAAGCACACAGGATGCTCCAGCAGCAGCCCAGAACTTTGAGAGAATGTTGCTTCAAGCGACAGGAACAGTGGATAGTGCAGGTCTTCCCTCCAATGTGCCTCGTGAAGGTGGCTCTCAGGGAATGTCGATGGCGATGGCTGGAATCATCAAGAAGTACAAACGTACCTTGGTGAACTTCCAAGAAGACTTTATGATGCCTTTCATCTATAAAGCTGCCTACCGCTATATGCAGTTTGACCCTGAGCGTTATCCGTCAGTTGATGTC